GTTAGACATCGAAGGGGCGTAAACGTAAAAGTCCGTACCGCTTCCCGAAATAGTGTTAACTAAATTTCCGTTACAATAAACGTCAATATAGTACGTGTCGTTTGTACTTACCGCACTAACAAATATGCCACCGTTCCACCAACCCGATTGCACGTTGTAAGTTGTTGAGCCAATTATAACTTGACCTTTGTATTGAAGCCATGCGTAGTTTGTACCGAAGTATTCGGGAAACGCCGTGCTTATAACTTGTACTTCTTGGGTTTCCGTCTTTTGCTCAAATTCAAGTTTATTTTTTAAAACTAAATACGCACTAATAAAACGTTGGTCTGATAAAAATAACCCTGTAAAAGTAATTCCGTAAGCTGTTTCGATACTGGATAAAAGAACGCGAATATTTATAGCGGGGAACAACTCGGTGTAATCAATAGCCCCTAACGACGTGTCAATGTTATCATTTGGTGTTGAGGGTTCGTTGTACTGCCAAACGCGCTTAGAACTAATAAAAGGGTAACGTATTCTTTGAAAATTTGGGTTAGTAATTCTGTCTAAAACTTCAGCACCCGAATAAGTATGCGTTGCGCCGCTGTAATCCAACTGGCTTAACTTGTCCTCTGAAAACCTATCTTTAAGAGTTCTTATCTCACCGTAGAACGTTACCTTGTACGCGTAAGGTTGTCCGTTTTTTAGTTGGACGCTTTCGAGTTGTATCTTACCACGCCTAAAAAAAGTAAGGTCTATTTCAATATAACCATCCCGTCGAAGGTTCGGATTGATAGTACCATTTAAAGCATTCTCATAAAAATGTTCAAATATTGGGTTATTGTGTGTAGAACACGGTACACTAAATGACTGCGAAAAGTCGGTGAATACTTTTGAAATGTCTTGTATATTTTGAATGCTGCTGCTAACTTGTATCTGTTCATCTTCAAATAATTCTAAACGCTGTCCTTCAATGTAAACTTGTACTTTCCTTTTCATCAAACCACGGTGTTAATTAGTTCGTAAGCGGGTTGGAACTCCAACGTGTAATTGATGTCCTTTTTGTTGATTACTTTAACTCGGTCAAAACTTCGTGTTTTCATCGTTACGGGATAGCCGTTCAAAAGTATTCGTTCGCTCAACCCCATTTGCGTAAGGTTCTCTTTGAAGTCCTCGGTAACGCTTCCCGTGTTTACCTTAATCGATTTGCGCCCGTTTAAGTTGAACTCTTTAAACATCCCTTCTACTGGGTTGTAGTTGGATAGGTTGCTTTGCATTAATTGATATGTGTTCGTGTTTACCTCGATGCTGTCGTAACTCGCTTTAAACATAAACTCCCGTTGCCACGCTCCATACTTGTTTATGAAGTCGATTGTAATTACATCGTACCTACACTCGTTCACGGGACGGAAGTAATAAGTTGCCAAAACTACACTCGTCGAACTTAACACCTCTAATTTATTTCCGTCAGCATACCACAAAGGGTAAACCCTGTAAGCACTTTGGTAGTCGCCCGTACCAAATCCCGCAGAAAGAATCGCGCCTGTAACTAAGTTGGTGTATTTAATAGAACCCCCCGTTGGTACTTCTAAGGTTAGAAAACCCGCTCGTTTTAACACGTCCGTAGAAAGTACCGCTGAAGGGTCGTACCAATAGTAATAAGTCTTTTGGTCAAGAAAGTATTTACTCAAAGCGGGGTTAGTTCCTTCCTCATAATAACCCCAACCGTTCCACCCCGTGTAGTCGGTAGTATCTAAAACCGTGTAACCGCTTGGTGTTAATTTGTAGCGAACGATTCGAACCTTACAAAAGTTCGGGTAACTCGCTTGTCCTACCGTGTTGTAAACATTTGGGTTAACCGTGTTATCAATGTACTCGCGAACGTAGGGGCTAACGTTGTACTGGTTTGACGTTTGGGTTAACGAAGGTGAAAGTTTGCTTAGAGTGTAAGTTGGGGAGGCGGGTAAACTTTGGTTACTCGGATAAATGTATAAATCTATCTTACTTCCCGTTTGTCCGACCTCGTCAATATTTATAATGTAGGGGCTTCGTGCCTGTATTCGGTTCATCGTTTACTATTTGATTTGGTTACTACTTCATCCATGTAAATCGCTACGTCTTGTTGTAACGCTCTTTGGAAATCTTTACCCGCTCTTTTAACTCCGTCGTTAAATGGCTTGGTAAAAAATAAACTCGGTTTAATGCCCTTTAAAAATATTCCTTTGGCAATCATGAACTGTGTTTGCTTACGTGTCATGAATCGCCCTTGTTTATCGCGTGGGGCTATTCCTTTGTTTACAATCCATTTGTCCAACGCAGATGGCGGGGGCATCTTGTCTTTAAATGAAAAAGGCGCTCCGTGTTTTACTCGCTTTCCGTCGACACCTAAATCTTGAAACTGCCCGTAAAACTCCATTTCAAAAATCAACGAAAGGTCATCCTTTCCGCCTTCAATCGTTCCCTTCAAACTATCGTAAAGCCCTTTTGAACTATTCTTTTTTAGTTTGGTTAGGTTTGTTCGCGCTTGTTTAATTACGTAATCCCGAAACGCTTTAAGTTCGTTATTTAGTTTGTCGAATCTCATTTAACAAATGCTCATTTCGTTTGGAATAATAACGTTAAACGTCATGGTCATTCCCGCTAAATAGTTTTCGAAACGCTCGGTAAATGGTTCGATGGTTGGATTGTCTACTATTTGGAACGCATCTGAGTACAAATCCCCGCGTCGAAGCACTTCGTACAAACGCATTAACACAACCATTTGAGTATTTAGTACGTCGACCTCGTTATCGTTGCCTGTAAACTTGTCGGTTGTTTCAGCTTTGGAAATGTCAACTAAATCCATAGCAATAACCGAAATGTTAAACGCGATAATTGCCCCTTGTGGGGTTATGTTGTTTACGATAATGTGGCACAACGGAAATAGGCTTTGCTTCCAGTTGTCGATGTCGTCGATGCTTCCTTGTGTTACCGTGTTTACTAACGGAATACTTTCGAGTTCGGTTTTTAGGGTGTCGATTATGTAAAAGTAACCTTTCATTTATTCCGTCTTTTTATAAGTTGTATTTCTAAATCGTTTTTCTCTTTCTCAAACTCTAAATAGGTAAGGCATTGATGCAGCGGTAAGTCGGTAACGTCGTTAAATCGTCTAACGTCGCCTTGAGCGAGAGTAACGATTGACGCAAACCATCCCCATCTATGTCCGAAGTTTCGTTGTGCGGAGTAGTCTCCCCCATCGTCTTGACCTGTTCCGTTAAAAAGTCCATCGTAGCGCTCAATAATTCCACGCTTAAAGTTCGCAAAAAAAAATTAGCACCAAACACGGCGTTTAAAGGGGCGTACTTCATAATTTCCGCGTGGGTGTTTGACCCGTAGTAAGGTTCTATTTCGTATTTATCGCCTTTCCTTTTCTTAATCGGACGGAATAAAACCGCCATTGCGTTGTTCATGGTATCCCAACTTTGTAAATACTTTTCAGCGTCCACGTATTCTCCGAAGGTCATGTTTTCCAAGTCGGGAATAAAGCCGAATTCGTACTCACCCAGTTTAAACGTGCTAACAAAGTCGGGTTCAACTTGGAACAAATCCGTTAACCGCTTCATTAAATCAAACATCGAAGTAGCCGTGAACATTGCAACCTCGGACATTTTAATTTTGCAAAGAAGGCTAACCATTTTTCGCGCTGCAACTCCTTCCGAATCGTCCGCACTTTCCAACTTCATAAGCTGTTGGTATTGTTCGAGGGTAATCTCTGAAAGCGTGGAAGGGATTTGAATTGTGCTTTGCATAACTTAATAACTATTTTGTGTTTAATTGTACCTTGGTTTTTTATCGAACGAAGTATTTACCTCTATTCGGGTTGCTTAGGGTCATGTAAATAAAGTAACGTGCCGCGTCGATGCAATGATTCCATTTATCTTCGGGAACGGTTTTGTTCGTCTTTTCAACCCATGAATAATTATTGAACTCTTTGATTAGGTTCTTCGATTCGGGGTCTAAAACAATGCTGTATTCTTGCATTAAGGAAATACCCGCCGTTACACTTCCCGTTCCTTTAATCGCCTCGACGATATTTAACCCACGTTGTTTAAGTTCGCTTATCAACCTTGGTTCGGCGGAATCCCCAACTATTAATTGTCGGTTGGCGAATTGCTTGTTGTATTCGAATAGCTGCCCTGTATTTAATCCTTGTTCGTAAAAGCACTCCCGTAGGTAAATCGTCTTCGTCTTTCGGTCAACCGCTACTTCGATAAGCGTGGAAGGATCGTTACTAAACCCGTAATCCTGTCCGAACCCTTGAACCTCGCACTCCTTAAATTCACCTATTGACCAGTTATTAAATACCGCCCCAGTCGGTTGGGCGCGTTCCCCTGTTCCGTAAACCTTCCACCAATACGCGTTGCTTACTTTGCTTTCAATGTCTTCGATTTGGGCTTTGGTTAAATGTGGGTTGTCGCGGTACGTAGTAATGCAAGGCGGGAACTTATCAATGTACTTGTCTAACCAATGTTCTTGTGGAAGCGCGGGGTTATAATCGGCTATTATTCGGTAGCGGGTTCGTGGGAAAAGTTGGTCTATTGTTTCCTCGGGAAATTGGTGCGCTTCATTAATCCAAAGAATATCGCGGGAACGCCCGTGTATTTTATCGGGGGTGTCAGCACCGTAATAATTAATGTAGTTCCCAAATAGGTTGTAAACGTGGTCGGTCTTATTGTGGTTCTTGTCGTGGTATAGTTCGTGTTTAAGTAGCACGTCTTTAAAGTCTTTCCACGCGGTCGACTTCAACGCTGCGAACGTATCCCGGCAAAGGTCGATTTCTAACTGCCCGTTTTCGAACTCCTTACATAAGTTGATTAAATAGTAAATAGTTGAGTAGGTTTTACCCGAACGTGTACCGCCTTGTAAAAGCGTTATTCGTTGGTTCTTAACTTTCCATTTGAGAAAGGTGAAATTCGGGTTGGCGTGTTCCATTTATTCCTCGGTATCTTCGGGGTGTTTGTCGTTTAACCATGCGGGAAGTTTAACCGCGTTACCTTTGGTCGTGTGGTCCACGTAGCTTTGGTTTAACTTTTGGTGTTCTTCGCTATCGGACATCAAACGGAAGGCGGCAAGTTGAAGCACGGGGCTATCGGAGTTAACCCAGTTGCGCTTCATTTTGTGTTTCGTTCGAATCTTGTTTGCGTCTATCGCTTCTTTTATTGCGTCCGATTTATCCAAAGCATGGTAGTAAGCGGTTGACCTACTATAAGCTACAAACATACACGCCTCGTTAAAGTTTGTGCAGTTATTATCCTCTATTGCTTTAAGCATTTCGTCGTGGTATTTTTGGTAGTTTGATTCCATTTTCATTAGTTCATTGTAGTTACGTAAAAGTTTTGCATGGGTGCGAAGTAAATAGTTTCGTCTTCTGGTTGGATTAGCAGCACTAAGAAAATAGGATAGCCGCAAAACTCGGTTATGTCGTTTAGTTCTTCTTTGTAATGCGTTCCAACAAAGAAAGCGTAATCGTCAAACTGACCTATTACCGCATCGAGGGTTTCTTGTAATAAAACTTCTAAACTCATTCTTCGGGGTTTAGTTTTGTGAAAGGGTCGGTCTTTGGTTTGGTCTTTACTCCTTGTAATCTTTTCATTCGTCTTTCCGTCCTTTCCTCGCGGCGCTCTTTAAGCGTCTTTGCTTTCGGTATCGCTTTCATATTGTTTCACTACTTTGTTTAAATCATCCAGGATTCGCTTCCAACAACTCGCGCAGCTTGTCGGCTGTTGCTTTTCATTGAACACACGGTTGTATATTTTCAGCACTTGGCTTTGTTCCGTTGGTCTAAGGCGGGTTTGAGTTGTGTCGTAAAGTGAATTTAAATAGGCGTATTCGTCTTCTAATAGGCAATTAACCTTCCTTCGATATCTGAATAAGTTGTTTAGTTTTTCTTTGCGTTCCTCACATCCGCAGTCTTCGCCTAAAAGCCATTTAGCAACCTTTGCTATTCCTGTTTTCTCTAAAACCTTTTCTACGGTATCTCCTAACCCTTGGCTTTCGGACGTGGATTTAACTAACTCCATTTCTTTTTTCGTCCGTCTTTTGCGCTTTACTTTAAATTCTGTCATATTCTTTGTTTTTATAATCTTGGTAGTCTTCCCCTACCGTTTCACGTATGCGGTTCTTGCAATTTTTAAGCGTGTTAAATATAGAACTCAAACTAATATTAGCCCCATTGCTTATTTCACGCATTGATTTGCTCTTTTGGGTGTGCAATCTAAAGAGTTCTTTCTCGTAAGTGTGCCAATTTAGTATTTCGTCTTTGATTTTATCCTCTATTTTACAGATTTTTTCGTGTTTTTGGGGTTCGAATTCCTCTATCGATAGCCATCTGCATTCTTCCAAATCAACTTTAACGAACTTTTGACGCTCTTTGTAGTAATTTATGTAGGTGTTCTTTAGAATAATCCAAATAAAAGCGCGGTTGGGTTCGTCTTTAATTATGGCTTTTTCGCCAGAATTAGCGTCGTGAATGCGAATGTACATTTCTTGTACAATATCCTCTTGAAAGTTGGTTTCGCCAAAACTACGAACGATATTTACCCATTCGTTATGATGCTTTGCGAGTACTTTTAACCAGTTCACGGTATAAATATATAAAAAAAACAAACCCCCGCCGTTAAGACGAGGGAAGGTTGCTTTAAGTTAAGGGTTCTTTTCAACATAAGCGTCTAACTTTTTCAACGTTTCAATGCTGACGGGCTTACCTTGGATAAATCGGTCAATGTTGTACTGGTGAAATTTGTTACCGCTTTGCTTTATTTCGGTTACTATTTGGTTTCGTGTTTTGGTTAGTAAAAGACGAACCAATTCTTTGCGTAGTTTATCGTCTTGAATCCACATATCAAAAAGGAAAATCGCTTGTTTCTTTTGCTTGTGCTGCCTTCAAAGTTATCGTCCAACCGTTTAGACTAACAAAGCACTTATCGTTCCACACGCGCCCCCTTATGTTGATTCCAATTTCGACCTCGTCCCCTACTTTTAGGTTTTGGATTAGTTCCGCTTTGTCGTTTACAAATTGAACGGGTAAAACCTCGGTAAATTTCCCGTCCGTTGTTTCAACCCATACCTCTTGGATTGTTAGCTTGTCGCTTTTCTTTTGTGGCGCTCCTATCGTGTGAACGCGTCCGTTTACTTTTGTACTCATTTTATTTATTTAATTGTGTAAAGTTATGTAATATTCTCGGCAAAGTTCAATGCGTTGGTAAATCTGTTCAATTACCGCTTCGTCTTTTTGTACGTGGAAGACCTTCATTCGTCGCTCTTTCGGTATATTATCGAAAGTGTGAGCAGCACGAACAAATTCCTCAACCTCTTCAGAAATCGAAATTTCCTTCCGTTTCCAACTTTCTCGTCGTATTTCATCTTGTACGTGTTCTTCGGGTGTGTTAATTAAGCAATAAACTACATAAGCGTCCGTCTTTCCCGTCAGTTCAAGGTATCCTTGCATCTGAAAAAAGTAATCCTTGTTCGGTAGTTCGCTATCAAAGAACGGGAACGAATGCGCTGAATAACTGCATTTAGTATCCAAAATAAAGTCGTCCGTAATTACGTCGGGAACGCCAGTTAAATAATCGTTCGTAAACTTCAGTTCGTTTTTTTCTAAGAACATTCCATCCCAAAGCGATTCGCACATTAAAATTGCTTCGTCTTCGACCATGTTACCTTTGTCGGTGTAACGGCTCCAAAACTCCTTGTAAATACCGTATTCGATTTCCAAGTAACGTTCTTGTACGTGCGTCTTTGCCGTTGCTGAAAGACTTTCCCCCTTGGTTCGGGGGTTGGTCATTATCTTACCTATTGCGCTGCATCTTATTTTCATAACTCTAAAAGTATTTCGTGTTGTTCTGGCGTAATGTGGTATTTCTCGCGAAGAACTTTAACGTCAAACTTACCGTCGTTTATCGCTTTAATTGCGTTCTGAAAGCGTTCGTTGGTTAACGTTTGCTTTGCTCCGTCACGCGCAATATTACCGTCGTCATCGATGCACTGCAAACTCAAAAGGCTTTGTAATGACGCGCGGCGGTAGTAACTCACGGCCGCTATCATTTTTTGGGGGTCAACTATGTTAGGCAAGTCTAAATAACTTTCGATTGTTTCCCCGTTGTCAATGTCGATTATCTGAGTAACGACAGACGTACCTTTAACGGGCTGTAAGAGGATTAAATCGTATTTTAGTAGGATAGGTTCACACGCTTCTAAAATGGTATTTAAATCGGCGTATTTGCTTTTAAAAAACGGATTGTCGTTTCCTTTAACAATTTTACCGATTTCGTGTTTTGCTTTCCACAACTTAATGTAGATGTTTGAAGGCTTCGGGATTGCATCCTCAAAACTTTCGGTTTGCTCTTTCTTTCTCATTATTCCTATTTTTAGATTAATAATACATTTCTACTTTCAACACGCTTGTAGGGTTTAGCGCGTCGATTAGTTCCTTAGAACTATTTGCTTTTGCTTTGTGCTTTAACGTTCTACCTTGTCCGTTAACGTAGGTGATTTCAAAGGTCATTTTTCGTTTTTTCATATACTCGATTTATAGATTATTTTGATAGATGATTAATTACCTGTTTGATGGTGCGAGCTACATTCAATTTCCATGATAAGCCAAGGTCATTGTTGTAGTTATGGACAGAATATTTATAGCTGGAATCATAACCACATTTTTTACCATTGATATTGGTCATTCTAATTACTGGAATATTATCGACAAAAATTACTGTGGATTTTGTACCAAAAATTTCGCAAGTCTCTTTTTTTGTTGTTATTGTTTTCATGTGTTACGTTTTTTGTTATATTCAAATCTAAGCATTATTTACATTCGAATATAAATTTTAACATATTTTAACATTTGTCAATATCGAACGTTTTAATGTTTTTTATTTTGGTCGTGTATGTATCGCTTTTGAATACCCAGTTACCGCGGTCGATTTCCCCTTTCCTTTTTAGTTGCGCTATCTTATAAAATTCGTCTTTTTCTAAGTAGCCTATAATATAGCCGTATTTCATGTTCTCGGAAACGCTACACCACAAATAAAAATCGGTTTGTTGTGTAATATTATACGCGCTTATGTTAACGTTGAAGTCTTTCGTTGGTTCTTTGTCGGTTTTGAATGTTTTAACGTCTATTTTTTTCCCGTTTATTTCAATATCAAAGTCAAAACTACCTACGTGTTCTACGTTTTCACTATATAATTGTAGAAAGTTCATAACCATAACTTCGCCTAACGCCCCGTAAATTTGGCTTCCGCCCTCCGTAATCGAATTATGTAGCTTTTTAAAATTATAAAGTCTTTTCGCTTCCAAAATTTGCTCGTCAGTTAAGTATCTTTTTATCATTTGAAGTCTTTTACTTTTTGTTTGTAATGCTCAATCAATTCCTTTAACTCGTCTATTTCCCATTTCTTTGGCGCGTATGCACGTTGTCGCAGTAGAATATAATTTTCGTGTCCGATTCGTGTTTTTAAATGCCGCTTGTATTCGATTAGATTACCCGAAAGGAAGCTATTGCAATGTTCGCATTGTAGGTGTACGTTATCCTCGTCAAAGCGCACGTTTGAATGTCCGCCCGAACTGAAAAAATGCCCTCCGTTCTCTTTTTTAGGGGGTTTTTGGCAGCTTATGCATGGCTTACCTTTGTCCCTTAGTCGAATGTACTTGTTAAAGACTTGTTGGGCGATTTTAAGGTAGTCTTGAACCGTCATTAATTCGGCTTTCATTTTGGCTTTACGTTTAGTCCATTGCTTCGTCTTTTCGAATTCCACCCAAACACGAACGCATTCATCTTTTAAACAGAACTTTTGATTGAACCGAACGGGTGTAAATGGTTCTTTGCAGTGCTTACATTTCATAGGTTCAAATTTTTAAGGATTTTATAAAGCACATTCACCACTATCGAATTACCCGCTTGTTTGTACGCTTGGCTATCTGAGCAAATCCAGGTAAATGTGTCGGGGAAGTCCATAAGCCTAAAGCATTCTCGCGGTGTTAATCTTCGAATTTTATAATTATTCATCACCCCTTGATTACACGCAGTATCTAAAGTTTGGGCAACTTGTTTACCAACTCTTCCCTTTCGTGTTTCTGAATTAGGAAAACTGAAATTTATACTGTCTCCTTCGGTTGCCTCTTCATATCCTTTGGATGTTGCTGATTTGATTTTTACTAAATCATCACATCCGCTACCTACAACTTTAAGTGCTGACATTGTTCCATCTTCATCATGGAATTTTGCTCCAAAACCATTACCTTTTTCTTTTTGCCTAATATCATATTGAATTAATTTTTCAATATTGTTTTCACTCAAGAAGTACTTCTTATCACAATCATCCTCCAGCACATCCTTTAGACGTTTAGTCAAATACTCATCTATAGGCCATCTAAATGTGTTATCAGAGTCATCACGTATGCCAATTATAAACACACGCTCTCTGTTCTGAGGTACACCGTGATGCTTTGCATTTAACACCTTACAATACAAATGATATGGTACGCTTTCATCGTATGGGAACAAAATAGGATTTCCGTTTACTGATTTTCCACCAAGCATATTTACCCACTCTTGAAAAGTTCTACCTTGATCTTCAGAAAGTAATCCTTTAACATTCTCAAAAATAAAATACCTCGGTTTGTTCTGCTGAATGAATTCATAGCTATTGAAAAACAATATTCCTCGCTTGTCATCCTTACCTAATCGTTTCCCCGCTAAACTAAACGCTTGGCATGGAGGCGAAGTCATGTAAATATCTAAACTATCTTTAGGTATTTCTCTTTCGTATACATCGGTTGGAAATAATACTGGTTTCCCGTAATTATGAATATAAGTCTGACGTGCAAACTTATCCATATCACACGCAAAAACTTCTTGGTATTCAATTCCTAATCTATTTAAGGCTTGGTTAAATGCTCCCACGCCGCTAAAATCGCTCCCTACTTTTATCATAAAAATTTCTTTAGTTCATTAACCTCATTTTTTAGTGTTTCTATTTCGTGTTTTTGGTGCATAATCTGAAGGTGATAATTAAAATTCATTTTGTTCACCGTGCGTAATTCTTGCGCCATGCCAATCAAACAACCGTACGCCTCGTGTAAATTCTTAACGTGCTTTGTCATGCCGTCAATGTAGGGCTTCGCTTGTTCTTGTCGAGGGCTTTTACGTAGGTCTTCGATGCTTATTTTCATGCTGTCGATTATCGTTTGCATATTTAGCTTTACTAATAAGAAGCTGATTTCGTCCATAACTTAAAAGGGTAATTCGTTAGTATTCTTTTTCGTGTTTCGGTAGGGTTGTAACGCGTCTACTTCGCTGTTTAAGAATCCTAAGCCGTTGTTGTATTTAAACATTAACGGCACTCCGTATTCAGTAGGTTGTCCCCCCGTGTCTTTGTCTTTGATTTTCTCAACGTCTACCATTGTGTAGTATTTCATCGTTTCGTGTTTTACTAAGCGGTGAATTACTAACATATCATCGCAACGGTTCAAGAATGGCTTACCGCCTTCGATATGTGCCTTCATTGGTGCTTTTAAATGCCCTTCCCATTCGTGGGGCTTCGTGAATACGTTTCCGCTTCGTCCACTTTCGCTCGTTGGGTGGGTGCTTATGTAAAGCGTTTTACCCGTTGTGTTAGCAAACAACCGCGCACGGTTTAGAAAGTCGTAATTATCCGCGTGGTTAAATCCTCGGTCAAGTCCTGTAAATGGGTCAATAAAACACGCGTCGCATTCCGTCTTTTCAAAAATTCCTAAAAGGTGTTCGGGGGTGTACATTTTAGTATTGTCTACAAATGTAAAAAAATACTCCAACTTCATTTCCGCGCGTCTTATTTCTTGGTGCGTTAAATCCTTAAAAGGTCGTCCGTAGTTCATTTGGATTAAATCCCTCATAACTTGACCCGTTGAATTTTCACCCATGTAAACGCAAAACTTTAATTCGTGTTTAAGTGCCAACGCGAGGAAGTACCACTCCATAAAATAAGACTTACCAACGTTGTCGTGTCCTAAAACAATGTTCATTTGTTTACGCTTAAACAGAAAGTAATTATCCGCGTAAATATCCAAACCTAAACCAAGCTGTATTTTTCCGTCTTTGTAGTCGGTTAGGTATTGGGTGCTATGTCCTTTTGGTAGTATCATAAATTATTCATTACGTGGTTGTATCTTATTTCGTCTTCTGAAAGGATTTTGATGCTAAGGTAAGGAAGGGTGTTTAAGAGCGTAGAACGCCAGTTCTTAATCTTATGTTGTTTACCCTTCGAATTAGTACACCAATCGTTTTCAACCCAACTTTCGTATTTTAGGAATAATTCGTCCCTATCAATGTTTGGCTTTTTAGAATTAGCGTAAGCCACAAATTCCTCGAAAGAGGGTATATTATTATTTACATTATCATTTACATTTACATTATCATTTACATTAGCTTCACTTTTGCTTATTTCTTGCTTCTGTTTTGCTTCCGCTTTGCTTTCCTTTTGCTTCGTTTTCGGTTTAGTTCCGTTTACGTATCGCTTTAAGTTTGCTTCGATTTGCGGCTTAATTAACGTAAATATTGTTTTACTAATTCCGCTTAACTCAACCTCATTTTGATTAAGTCCAAATTCAAAAACAGCGTTCCAAACTTCAGCTTGGTTTGCTTTTGGTAGCTCCTTAATTGCTTCAAAGAACGACCGATAAATTACCATTGATTCACGCATAAAAATATTTTTAAAATACAAAAACCCCGCTAATCCGTAGTGGTCTCACTTACTACTTCATAACAGGGTTCAAATAATTCCTTTGGTTCTATAATGTGAGACCGAACCGTCGTGCAATATACAACTATTTTAACGAAATAAGAAAGTTCTTTTTTAACCTTTTATCAACAGTTCCCTTAAAGTTATTGAAGTCATAAATACACCCATCTTCGCCAAACTCAATTTTTTTAAACAAATCCTTGCACTCGCGTAATTCGTGGAAATGATGCTTTTTAACTATTGGTTTGCTTACTATCGTTAGTTGGTGCTTGTAATTCATTCCCACGCTAACCATTGAGTAAATTTCGTTACCCAACGCGTTCGCCTTAACTACCAAAAACGGCGTTCCTTTTTCAACTTTGCTCTTAATCATAATAACCCATTTTAACTTTGGTTTGTAATTGCTTCAACTGGTTAAAGGTTCGGCACGAAAGTACGTCTTGTGCAATGTCCCTAACCAAATCTTCCTCGCTTATTTTGATTTCGTCGCGTATCGCAGCCGTGAAATACTTGTAACCAAGGTCTTTTGTTTCGGCAAATATCTCGTGCATATTGTAACCGTGGATTACCGAAGCATGGTTGCGTTCAAAAAGACGGGCAATTTCAACCCACGGCATATAAGCGTTCTTTTTCAGCACCGCAAACAAATAGTACCGTGGATAGGTGTACTTTTGAAACCTACTTTTGTTCTTAAGGTCGTATTTGTCAATCAACCTTTTTACTAACTCTATTACTTCTTTTCGTTCCATGTTTCGTACCCTATTATCATTCCTAAAACCAATCCTATTAAAAGTGCTGCAATTATGTTACATAACTCAGAAAATGTCCGTGCATCCATGGTCGTTAATTAACTGGTGAAATTGTTCTCTTAAATCCTCTAATAACTCGTATTCGGGTTGCGTTAAATCGTCGGTGTTGTACTTTACTCTATTCCTTAAATACTGCTTAAAATCCCAAATAATTGAATGGTATTTGTTCGCTTGTTGCATCTGTTCCAATTCGGATTGGTCTTCGGGTAAATTGAATTCATAAGTTACTTTCATTGTTCCGTCTTTTTAAATGTTTCGTTAAAATATCCTTCGCCACCCATGGCAAAGAATGCCGTTTTATCTTCTGTTAATTCAACGCTTTTAATAGTGTCTTCTACTGCGTTAACTATCAACCTCTTTTCTTCGTCTTTTAAGCCCTTAATTTGCCTTAAAACGCCTTCCAAAGCCATTACGTAATGAATACGCCCGTCGTAATTCTCGCCTTCTTGAACACTGTTAATTTTCCAATGAATTTCGTTCTCTAAAATTTCTAATGTTGTTTTCATTTCTTGCACTTTCTAAATCCTACTTTTTCAATCGTTACGCGAATAACTCCCTTTTTGAGCATTCCGAATTTTTTAGCCGTTCCGTAAGTAAGGTCGATTAAAACCCCGCTTGTTTTTGGCAATCGGTCGTTTACTTTTACCGTTAACTTTTGATCCGTGTTTACGTCGGTTACTTCTAACAACGTACCGAAGGGCAATGTCTTGTGAGCGCACGTTAAACTATCCGCGTGGAATCTTTCACCAGACGCTGTTAAACGCCCCGTCCAATGTTGACCGTAATAAGTTGCTTTTCCTGTCGTTAAACCGCCTAAAAACACGGTTAAAACTAATCCTACTGCTAATTTCATTATAATGTTTTAAAGGTTTGTACTAATTGATTAACTGGAAGGAGTTGTTTTTTTGTTGCTCCTACCTTTTTGTAATAAATGTAATCGACAACTTGATAGTTGGTGTTATCGCCAATGAACTTAAAAAACTCTTTGTCGTTTAAATCGTGTGTTTTCTTTGCTTTATACGCTGTTTTCATACTTCTAAAATATATTTGATTTCTGTTATTAATGGCAAACTATCGCTTTTCATCCGCGCCTTGTAGTTTTTTAACGCTTGTTCCACGTCGTTTGCTTCTATTGTTATGCCCGAAAGTAAAACCCCCGTGTCGCTTTCGACTTCCCTACTAACGTAAAATGTTATGTGGTATGTTTTCATAGTAATGCCTTATAAAGTTCAATGTCGTTAATTTGCTCATAAATCGATTTTAAGAGCTTTTCATGCCTAAAGCTATGGTTAGCTAAGCGTTCGTGTATTTGAAGCAATCTAATAGCGTCTAAATCCATTGTAACCTCTTTTAACTCACCTAACCCGTCGCATACAAAACAAGTTTCGTCTTTTTCGCAGCCACCGCAGCACATCGATGCGGCTTTACCACATTCGGCTGGTACTCGAACCCAACCGCGCCCTTTACATTCTCTACAATTCATAAATAAGTTTCGATTAATCCGATTAGGATGGTTACTAAAATCCCCGCTCCAAGGGCTACTAACTGCGCTTTTGTTTGCTCGTTCATAATTACTTCTTTTTACGTGTTTTGATTATTGTAATGTCGTCGTCCATGCAGTTAGCAAGTAGGTTGTTAGCCATCTTAACCGCGTCCGTTTTTCCGTTGCACCACATAATTTTGGTGTCTAATAAGTTCTTCTGATTATCGAAGAAAAGGAATTCAAATTCTGTTGCTTTCATATCTTTTGTTTTTTGTTATACACAAATATAAAGAATAAGAAATGAGTTATCCAAATCTTTGAACAATTTTTTTCACTTTTTTAACAAATTAACGCGGAAAGCTAATAGAATCAATGTCTTTTGTACGCTCTTTGGCAGTTCGGTAAGCGTTTATTTTGAGTATTCGACCGCCTAATATCTTTGCGGGTGCGCCTCTTTCGATATGCCAACCGCCAAAACCATCCGCATATTCGTCTTTGTACGTTCCTGTAATCATGTGGTGAACGTGTTTCTGTTGGATTGTATAGCTTGTAATAGAATTATGAACCAACTTTTCGCGCATATCGTTACGCGCCCAGTTCTCATGTATATGCCCCATGCAAAAAACGTCCATGTCTTCGTACATTTCGAGCGCACGGGTTAAATTAATCGCGCCTTTGGTTACGATACCACCACCGCCCGAACCGTGGAAGTATTTAATTTTTGTCTTTACTCTGTGCGAAACCCTATTGTCGTTTCCTATCCTTTGTTTGATTACTAACCAACCGCCGTAACCGCCCGTTTGAACGTTTGTACCACATTTGTAGTTGAGTAGGTCTACAAAACGAGCTAAAAGGTCTGTTTCTTGAAATTTAATAATAGCCGTTTCATGGTTCCCGTAACCAATAACCGTAAGTAAATGCGCGTAAGGTGTCCACCACTCAACTGCCGTGTCGACTATTGAATCTAAATACCGCGCGTTGTTGTGTTCGGGTCGAATGTCGCTCTTATTCCTACGAAAATCGCCGCGCCCTTGCATCAAACAAAAGAAATCCCCGTTAATAAAAATAGGTATTTCGTGTTTTAGGCAGTAATCCAAATCCCTCTTTAGCTTATCTCTGTCGCATTTAGGGTTATCCCAATGAATATCCGATAAAACAGCTAACTGAAAGTTTTCTAAATCCGTCGTTAGTTCGTGGACGTTGCGAGAAATACGCTTAATCATTTATACTCGGTAGTTCGTGAACGTGCGTTGCGGAAAGGCTTGATTAGCTTTTCGTCAGCTTTTACCTTTACTTTCACTTTACCTTCTTTCTTTTCGATTTGTAAATCAATAATTGGAGTGTCAATAGTCGCGGTTAGTTCACCGTCTTTTCGTTCAATTTGAACGTCTACGTTCTTCGTGTCGATATTTACACTAACGTCTTTTTTTCGTCTTTTAGCCATTTCAGTTATTTTGTGAATTTGGTAATAAAAATCCAATAGGTGTTTAGAACTCATTTATAAGGCAATAAGATACTTTGTGTGGGTAATCCCTAAATAATCGCATTATCTCTTTGTACTTTACAGGTTGGTTTGGCACTTGACAACCAGCGCTCCAACCGTTAATAGCGGTTTTTTCTACCGTGGTGTTAATGTTGTGGTCGTTTAAGTGAAAGTTGATGCCGTAAAAACCCCATTTCGGTTCTCCGAGTTCTTCGCTCTTTCCGTCTTTGTCGCCGTCACGGTAAACTTTCATTTTAGCACCTCGTTGTAACAACGCGTCAATCTTACCGCGATGCTTTCCAAAAACCCAAACGTCGTAGTACCATTCGTTAGCTGCTAAAATCGCTGCGCCTTCTGAATTGAATTTGTAATGGTTTTTAAGGATTGAAACGCCTGGGTTTGTTGTTCCCGTGATCATTCGAATAAACTTTTCACCTTGGTAAATGTAAAACTTATCGTCGAACGCGTTCGGAATGTCAGCTTTGGAACGTACGCCCAAAATCCAAAGGGTCTTAGGGATGCTTTTAAAAGACGAAAGTTCCTTTACTTTGTCTAGTAGTTCTTTGTCGGTGTATTCTCTGACCATAGTTTTAAATTAAATCAATTAATACTTCGTAACCTAGTTGCTCGTAAGCTGTTTTCGCGTAGTTATGAGCCGTTTCAAGGCTTTGTTGTTCAGTTGGCTCAATCGTAAAGTTTAACACCTGTGTAGGGGTGTTTGTGGAAACAATACGACCTTCGTTAAACGTTGCTTTGCTTATATAAGTAGTCGGGTAAATTTCCAACGTTGCACCGTCCGCTTTCGCCACGAATTCAAGCCGCGCGTAAACCTCGGTTAACTCTAATTCAGTGCCCGAAATATTGATTTTTAGGCTTTCCGTTGCTTTGATTATTAGTGCCATTAGTCTATTCGTTTATATTTTAAAATTGAGCCTTTCCATGTTCGTGCTGTTTGTGCTGCGGTGGCTGTATTTTGTGCAAATTGATATCTAAATGTAGCGTTTGCCGAAGCTGTAAAAGAGTAAATAACTTTTATACTAAGCAATCCGTCTAAATCATTCATAATAGTACCAATGGTTAAATTTGTACTTGTTGCTGCTGCATTTGCATTGTATAAAAAAGTACCAGCATTTCCCGCTTGACTGGTTCCTATTAATAAACCGTGTGCTTTTTGAGTTCCCGCGCTTACATTAAAAGCATTTTTGTAGTCACCCGCTGTGCTACTTGACGAAATAACAGCGTCTAACTCAATCATGTAATGCCCTCCCGCCACAACACTAAACTGTAAATCAGTATCGGTTACAAGCGTTGCACTATTCGTAACGTCTTGGTTTGCACTCTTTACAATGGTAGTCCATCCCTCGGGGTCGGGAATTGGAAGGTTTCCCGCGCCTAAAATTGAACTGCCTCCAACCGTTTTAATATTTGTACCCGAAATTAAGGTGTCTTGTTTTAAGCCTATCGCGGTCGCTTGTGCGGTACTTACGGGCTTATCTACGTCGCTTGTATTGTCTACGTTGCTTAAACCAACGTCAGACTTCGTTAAATCAATATTGCCCGAACCAAGCAAACTTTGACCTTCTATGGTTTTAAGGTTAACACCCGAAACCAAAGCGTCTTGTTTAAGGTTATAGGTTGATTTTTCCGCGTCTGTTACAAAACGATGGCTAGTGTCTTGAGTTACTTTTGTTGCCGCTACGTCGTTTATTTTGGCGTTGTTTACCGCAAGGTTGTCAATAGTCCAAACCGTACCCGAACCGCTTACCGTAATATCGCCTTTGTCGCCATCCGAAATACCACCGCCGCCCGAAATAGGAAGGTCGCCACTACCCAACAAAGAGTTACCGTTAACCGTCTTTATGTTAACGCCCGAAACCAAAGCGTCTTGTTTGTCCGCTTCTAATTCGTCAACCTTTCGCCATGTGGACTTTAACGCCATTATTTACGGTTTTCGCGTGTTCGTTGAACGAATACAAAGAACGCCCTCCAAAGGTTCTTTCCCGTTACTTCTTTGTAGCTTTCACTCATGCTTTTTACTTCTGTCATTAAGCAAAATAAAGTAAAGAGTTTGGTAAGCATAAATTGGACGTTTGTGTAGTTCTGAAACACGTCAGCCAAAATGAACTTTTCCGCAAGGAAAATAACGATAATAGCACCCACGTACAAAAGGCTTTTGGTAATGGTGTCGCTCAACCTTCGGCTTCGTACCGCTTTCCATCCGTCTTTCCGTACCGTTTTCCAAATCCCGAAATAGGTATCTAAAACAATCGCAAAAAACGCCATTAATATAAGCGGCTTAATCGGTGTTAAAAGTGCGGCTAAACCGCCTAAAAGAGTTGTAATGTATGCTTTCATTATAGGTATTTGGTTACGTGTATGTGTGCGGATGGAATAACCCCATCAACGGGAAGCCCCGCTAAGTCGTAAGTAAAAATAGTTACTTCGTTTACGTTAGTTATTTGAGTTCGTAAAATGGAATTTGCTGCTAAACTATTTACGTTTACTTGTACTTCTTCAAAACCTGTGGTTAATTCGCTATTAAACCCCTGTAAAACATATTCCCCAACACCATTATAAGCGGTTGCATAAGTGCCCCCGAAGTCGTCCTTAATTACTGTAATATTAGGAGCCAATACACCTACTTGTTCAATACGTGCAATGAACTCTTTTTTACTTACGCTTTCGGCAAGGTTGGCGGTTATGTACTTTGTTTCGTATGCGCTAACCCCGTCGTATTGACTAATTAGAAGTAAGTCGTCGTTGGTTAGGTTTGTCGCTTGTGTGAATTCGGAGAACTTTTTCATTATCCAATTTTTGAATGTATAAATTTAACTTGCGTACGTTAGTTGCTTTTGGCTTGTGTTGCTTCTTCATAAATACCAACCACGAAAAAAGGTGTTTGTATCGGGGAACATATCGGGGGTGCTATTGTCGTTGTACTCGGGGAATAAGTTCGAATAGGTAATCATGTAGTCAATGAAGCGTTGCGTGTAATGCTGTGCTATACTTCTTTCCTTTTCCACTAAATAATCGACTTCCGACTTTTCCACGTTAGTTGCGTTCTCGGAGTTGTGCTTGTACATTCCTTTGTTAGCGATTGTGTACGCCGCAAACGGAAGGTACTCGACCATTGCCCAATGGATTAACATAGGTTTAATGTAATCCACTAACAAATCTAAGTACGGGTTTGCTAACGTGTTGTTTTCAATGTCGTCTTTAAAGCGGTTGAGCAACTGCGTACCAAGGTAGTTTTGAATGTGAATGTCTTGTGCGATTTTGATAAACTGAATAAATTTATCGGTGTCTACGTTCCCGCCTAAAGCGGTTAAACGTACTAAATCGTCGCGTGTTATAAGTAATGCTTCTGCCATTATCTTGCGTCTTTTGGTCGGTTACGGTTACGCGGGCTAAATCCCTTGTGCGGAAGATTGTTTGGGTAAACTGACACCTCATAAGGGTTCGTTACTTTGTAGCCTTTAATTTCTGCCGCTCTTGTTCCTATCTCTTTGTAGCCCTCTTCGATTTTATTTAAGTCAAGCATGAAAGTAACCCGCGCCCATTTGTGATGGCATCTCGCCCCGCCTTTGTACTTGAAAATATCGTAAGTATTTGCACCCTTTTCACCAAATCCTGGGTTTACCGCTCGGTTACTCATTATGTCAATGTCTTCTTTTCTAAACAACCTTTCGTTATTCGACATCATTGCCGTGCAAAAATCGCGGTCGGGTTGAGGGTTTCCCGTGTATTTGTAGCGTACTTTGAAGTATTTTAGGTCACCAACTTTTTTGTCTTGTGAACTCTTTAAATTCGGCATTGGGTTTCCCGTCTGAACAAGGTTAATTAACTTGCTTAGAAGGCTTAATTTCGGCTCCAAATCCGTTTCAGCGTTTAACAAAGCGTCGTTTAATTCGTCTTCGTTGTCGCCTACTTCCCTTTCATCAACTAAAACCCATTCGTCGCTCAACTGGTTTCTATCAACCTCGTCCAAAATTGCTTGTAATTCATTCACAGCACTTAGTGCTACTTCTTCTTCGACCTTACCCGAAGCATCCATAAATTCAAGCGGCTTTAAGGTTTCGAAATATAGCTTTAAACTGATTCCGTTGTAGGCTAAAATCGTATCGAACGCGTCCAATATTAGTTCTTGGTAAGGTCTTATTACCATGTTGTAATAAAGAACGAAGCTATTTTTTAACTCGTCAGCGTTTGAACTGAAGCCGTTTGAACTACTAACCCCGAATAAAAGCGGTGAAGTAACGTTATGCCCCAACATTATCTTTCTCATGCACTCGTCGGAAAGGTATTCGTAATGCTGCGGGGCATCGTTTAGTGGAATGTCAACTACTTCCGTAGCTTGGTCGCGGTTGTTGTTAAATGAGATAATTACTCTTTCGCCTTTTGAACCAGTTAAGCGATTCTTAACCAACCTTTCGGTATCCGACATTTGTTCCTCGGTCGGGATTCCATTGTTAAAATTGATTACTTTAGTACCGCTAAATCCGTTCTGCACCTCGTTAATTAAATAATCGGCTATTTCTTCCTCTAAAACGGCATACGGAAGCGCCCCTTGGTAATCCACTAACGCGAAATACTTTAAACCAACCGAATAGGGTTTAACGTACATTATTTCGATTTGCTCGTTGGATGTCCCAAAAGACGGAATACGCTTAGGCGTGAACTTCCGCGTATCCATCCAATTATCGGAATAGTAATAAGCCTCTATTTCGCCGTCAGCATTGCACTTTTCGGGGCGCAAAAGGTGAACGGGTATGTGGTAAGCCTTTAATATTTTCTTGTGGTCTTTCGAGTAATGCACTTGTAAGGCGAATTGCCCTAACATCTTCGCATCCATGATGATTTTACGGGTGCAATCCTTACCGAATATAGTACGCATTTGAGCGTATTCAGCGGGTTTTCTCGACGCGTCTAAAGCATTGAGTCCACGCCCGTAAATTAACTTAACTATGTTGTTTATAATGGCGTTATTTGTAGGGCTGTAAGTGTACCTATCTATAAGATATTGAAAGTAATTATTGTCTTCGCCGTAGCTTACCCAGTCTTCGCGCCCTTCTTCGTGAACTACGGGGGTTTCGTATCGTGCTAAATCTACAAATTGTATATTACTCATAAGTTATGTATTCGTTTGTTGACACGTTCGGAATGTATTTACTTGTATTATTCGGGTAATTGTTAACGCTAAACGTGCCTAAATTCTGCGAGGTAACAAATACTTTGTCGTAATGTATTAACGTGTTTCCGTAGTACAACGTCATGTCGTACCAATGCGTTTCGATTAACGCCACATCAACGTCGATTACCAAATCCCAATAGTATTGCCCTTCCGTAAAGCTGATAATATCGAAAACTTGTACGGTGTTCGTTTGATCGTCGCGAAATTCGCAAAGGTCGGGAGTCACATCCGTAAACCTCGGAATTAAATTAAGTGTTTTTTGTTCTGCAATAGGTGTTATTACTTGCATAAAAGAGTAACTAAAAAAACACGAATTGTTTTAAATAACAAAGGGTTGACCGAAGCCAACCCAATGCGGTATTAGAGAATAAAGAGCCTAATTAATTGTCTACAATCGTAGCACCACCAAACAAAGAAGCTAAAGAAGTTTCGTCGTTACAATCCAAGAACGGCGCGGGAATATTTTCCATGCCCGTAAAAGTAAGATTATAACCAGAGAAATCACCCAAAGCCGCTCCCGTTGAGAATGTACCCGCAGTTACGTCGCATCCTCTTTCAAGTCCCGCCAAAAAGAAGTTCAAGTTTCTATCACGAACAACGATGTGAGGTCGTCCGTAAGCGAGTAACTTAACCGTTTTGTGCGCGGCGATGTCTTGACGCTTTAATTGAGCGACAACAACTTGTTCGAAAAACGTAGTTCCGTTGTCGCGTGAACTTTGGATTGTTTGTTCAAAAGAGTTAGCCCCTTTCAACTCAAATTTGTAAAGGTCGGTAACACCCGCAACCGCTGTAATTACGTCTTCCTCTCCCGCTACTGCTGAAAAGGTTACGTCGTCGGGGTATTGAATACCGTAGTTAATTATGTAGATAGCGTCAATACCCGAAACCGAATCTTTACACGCCTCTAACCTTCCGTTTGCTATATCGCATCCTGGCATAATATTAATTTTTTAAAGTGAAACAAAGGGGGCTTTTAAACCCCCGTGTAATGATTAAAGAGATACGTCGTAAACTACGCAGTCCTCCAAAATTCCGATTTGAGTTCCCGCTGTGTAACGTGCAACAAAACGAACGTTTTTGCTTCCGTCGATTGCAGCCATGTCCAAAACTCGAACCTCGTTATGGTCAGAAAGAAGCCCCGTTCCAAAGAACAAGTTTTCTTTAGTAGTTGCCATCATGGTGTTGTTGTCCATTCCGTTTGCCATGAATACTGGGATTCCGTCGAAAGTTAAAGCGTTCGCGTTTCCGTTGTACCAAGTAGTACCTTGGTTGTTAATACCCGCAGCACCAACACCCGAAGCAAATCCACCAAGCGCACGAACGTAAGCACGAATAACGTTTTGTGGAGCGTAAATTTTCAAACCTTCTTTACCGTAAAGTCTTGAAGGAAGTGCATCAACTACTTTTCCAAGTTCGTCAATAACGTTAGTAGCGTCGATAGTTGTTCCTGTTACACCTTGACCAACTGGAATACCCGTTCCAACTTCAGAAAGAGCCAAAGCAAAAAGCCCGTCGAACTCTCCGTTGTTTAACGCGTTACCAGTCCAAAGAGAAACTTCAGTAGCTTCAGCCATTTGTCCAAGAACACGAGCAATAAAGAAATCGGTAAAGTTTTTAGGTAGAACGTCAAACGCAGAATAACCCATTTGCACCGCTTCCCAATCGTCTTCGAATTCTTGCTTACAAATAGTTGTGTTTACTTGTAGGTATTTCGGTTCGATAATTCTTTCGTTCAAATCGATGGTTCCTGTAGGGTCAAAATCACAAGTTTGGTTTTTGATTAGACCTTCAGAACTTACCGTTTTAACGGTTGAACGAAATTTAACGTTAGGCATTACCGTAACACCTCCGTTTTCAATAGTGTTGGCACTTAAAAGCGCCGCCCCAATGTACTTACCCGCGAATTCACCAGCGTAAGTTGGGTTGTTGTTTACCGTAGTTGGCATATCTTAAAATTTAGAATTAATACATTTTGTTTAATACTCGGTCAAGGCTGCTTTGTGCCTTGTTTTTCTCGTAGCGGAAAACCTCTGACTTCCTTTCTTCGGGGTTGTGGGAGATTGGCTTAACGGAACTTAATTCAACTTGTTCTTTCAATTTTGCCAATTCAGCTTTCAACTCGTCGTTTTCGGCTTTCATCTTTTCAACCTCGGAAAACAAAGTTTCTTTGATTACGCTTTCGATTGTCTTTTTCGGTTGACGTGCTTCGGTTGTCATTTCTTCCTCAACTGCGGGTGCTTCTTGTGTTTGTTCTTCTTCGGTTGTTTCTTCCATCTTTTCTTTGATTTCAGCTATCAAACCTTCCTCAGAAACTACAAGAATGTACTCGCCACCTTCCAACTCATATTCACCAACGGGCAAAGGTACGTTGCCTTCCTCGGTTACTACAAATACCTCCGCTCCCGCTTCGAATACGGGTGCTTCAATTACCGTTGTGCCGTCAATTAAACGGGCTTGTTCGAGTTTCACTTCCATTCCTAAAAGTGTTCGAATTTTGTTTATTGCTTCGTTTGCTTTCATGTTATTTACCTATTGATTTAATTTTAGCTTGAACGTCGTTCATTACACCTTGTAAATCGTCGCCAATCATGTACAATTCGCTAATGCCTTTGTCTAAATCGCTACCTGTTAATGGAACTCCCAACTCTTTGCTTAACTTATCCATTTGCGCTCGGTATTTTTGCGCTTCCGCCATCATTGCCTTTCCGCTGTTTAAATTTGGTAAAATCTCTGTTAACAACGCATTGACGGCATCAATATTTTTGTTAATTACCCCTTGGGATTTTAAATACTTTTGATAAACTGCGGTGTAATTTTTTACACGCGTTGCAACGTCTTGAGCTAACGCAAGGTCAACTCTAACCTCGCTTAGTTCCGTGTTTACGGTCAATTCCGCTACCTTTTTAAATACGAATTTGTTCATAACAATTTAACTTTTAGATTTATATTTGTTTCAAAATTTACTCTAAGGTGTTGGAGGCGTGGGAGTTACGTTTGCTTGGTTAATAGCCGTACTGGTTTCACCTCCTAACTTTCCGATGCCTTGTTGCCACATTTCACCGTTGCAGCACTTTGAGTTGTAGGTATTGTCTTTACATAAGCAACCGCGCTTTCCTCCGATAGGTGAAGCGGGGAATCGTTCTTCGTTTTTAGGCATGGCTTAGTTTTTCAATGAAGTAAATAATATCGTAAATTGCACCCGAATGGGATGGCGTAAAGTTTAGTTGGATTCCGCTTGTTTCTGCGGCTGCGTTACAATAGAAGTTAAACGACTTACTGAATACGTGAGCAATCCCGTTACCCTTTGGAAAGGTTAGAACGTCGGCAATATTTGAGTAATCCGCGTCGGTTGAAACACTAAAAGCAAAATCAGCGTGTCCGTTATTCGTGTTTAAGTAGGCTTTGAAAGCTACGGTAATGGCGTACGTTGAACCTTCCTCTAAAGTTAATCTTTGGGTTTGGTTGTTATAAGCGTTTAAAGCGTAATTATCAATTCTCTCTGCGCTGTTATTTGGAAGCACAAAGACTTGATTTGCTAAAAAGTTGTACGTGTTCTCTTTCGTGTATTGTCCGTCGTCGTATCGCGCCCAACCGATTTGTAAGGCTGCGTTGTTGATTGGTGCGACTTGTACCCATTCACCATTAATACCCGCCCAAATTACGCCTTCGCTTTGAATTAACGCTCCGTTTTCGATTAAGAGTAGTGCTTTATCTTGACGGGTTACTTGTTCAACTTGAACCGTGTATTGGCTGTTTCTGTTTCTTCTACTTCTTGGTGGCATTTAGTATGTTTTTAATTTGGTTTAAAATCGTTTCGTCTTTCGATAATTCCTCTTTGCTTTCAAAGTAGCCTTCAATCGAAAACCCTTTTATTTCACCCGCTTTAACTTTGCTCCATACTTCGTCGTTGTCTACCTTCATTGAAATCATCCAAGTACCTTCGGGTAAGCTAAAGCCGTATTTGTTGCTTTTGTCGTGTTTCTTGTCTTCGATTATCCAACTTTCAACTACGCTCATGCCGTCAATTTCTTTCATGTGTTCATAAGTCGCGTTGTTTTGTCGCGCGTTCCTTAGAAATAGTTGGGATGCCTTACGAATGGTTTCTTTTGAGAAATAGATTTTATACTCTTCTTTCGTCTTTTCGTTAATCCTTAAAATCTGTTTGTCGGGTATCAATGCCGCACCCATTAAGATTTTCTTTTCGTCGTCCACTTCTTTTAACTCTACAAAGTGTCGGTTCAAAGCAACCCAATTTTCCTCGATGGCGGGGTACTCTACAACGCTAACGGCGTAAACCCCTTGCGTTTGGTTTTTGTCGTCTAATATTAGTTCTATTACGTCCATAATTTTAAAACTTAATCGGTTTATAATGTTGCATTATTCACTCTCGCGCGGTCTAAGCCTTGTGCGGTTGTTACGTCGCCACTTACAACGTAAGCTTGGATAGGTTGACCTGTAAGTTGAGCGAGGGCGTTTACATTGGCGTTACCTACTACGTTGAATTCGGGGGTTGTTACCGTGCCTGTTGCAGCGGGGTTTGGTGAATTGTTAGCCGTTTCCCCTTGGTATTGTTGTTTAGCAATGTTTCGAATATTTACAAGTCCCGCACTTGCAGCAACTCCCGCAGCAATAACCGCACGGGCTATACTTGACGGGTCGCCAACTACCAACTGCGAACCATAAGCTGCCACCGTGTTTTTATACATTTCAACCGTAGCCTGTGCAATCTGTAACGCCTTGTTTCGTTTGAATGCTTTCTTTCGTCCTTCCTCGGTGTCTTTGTCAAACATCGCACTAAGGTTACTAATCAAATCTAACCCCGCTTTTACATTGTCTGCGTATTGTTGTTGCGTGGCTATTTTCTTGTTTAACGCCTCTTGGTCTTTTGCTTTTTCTTCCTCGCGGTACTTGTCATTGATTACACCTAATTCCTCTTTTTGCTTTGCTTCTAATTCTGCTACGTCGTACCCGTATTGTTTAGCCGTTTCGATTAGCGTCAATACCCGAAACCGAATCTTTACACGCCTCTAACCTTCCGTTTGCTATATCGCATCCTGGCATAATATTAATTTTTTAAAGTGAAACAAAGGGGGCTTT